AGTACGACCCGCGCGCGGTGCTCGACTACGTGTCGCCCGTGCAGGAAGACAAGAACTTCACGCTCAACGTCGTCACCGGCCGCCCGGAGGTGGTGAAGGTGAACGAGGTGCGGAAGCTCGGCGGCCTGCCGGCGCTCACAGCAGAGCAGGGCGGCAACCTGTTCTTCGTCAACGGGGCCTTCGTGGACACGCTCGTCCCGCCCGTCGAAGCGATCCCCGGCGACCCGAACGCTCTGCCGCCCGATGCCGGCGGCGGCATGGCTGCGCCGGGCTTCGAGGGCGGGCTCAACGTGCCCGGCGCTCTGCCGTTCCATCTGAGCGTCCCGCAGGCCGCCGGCAGCGCGGAGAGCGGTGTTCCGGCCGCCGCCCCCGGCGCGCCCCCTGGCGTCCCCCCGGCAGCGCCCCCCGGCGGACTCCCGGCAGCGCCGGACGAAGGCTACAACGCCGAAGGACCGCCGAAGCTGAAAGGGGCCCGCAGCGCGGCCCGAACCTTTCGTCGAGTATCTGACGCACGCCTGACGCCCGATCAGGCGATCCTCGTGTCGAAGTGGGCCGAGATGAACGGCCACGACCTCGACCTTGACCTCGTGGTGAAGACCGCCCCCATCCCGGTCAGCGAAAAGAAGGCAGAGGAGTGGGCGCGTCGTGCGCTCGCGCACCTTGCCGACAGACCGACGAAGGCTTGGGACCCGATGTTCGGACCCTGGGGCGACTCCGACGACTCGATCCTCGACGGCCTGCTCGTCTCGAAGGAGTACGACGACGATCAGCCGCGCGGGACGGACGGGAAGTGGCAGCGCGGAGGTGGGCCCGGTGAGGCCGGCGCTGGCGCGGCGCAGCGCCCGCGCGACAAGCGCGTGGATGGGGACGGGGCCCACGTCGTAGCCGTCAAGCTCATGCCTCTGAGCGAGGCGATCACCGACAAGATCGCCGTCTTCCGCAGCCGGCATCGCTTGATGAGCGAGGAGCAGGCCGCCAAGTTCTCCGAGCGAACAGCGGACGCCGAAGTGCGGCGCGCGCTGGCCGAAGCGGACAAGGTGCTCGCCAAGTTCAACGGCTTGACCGGGGAGCAGCAGGCCGAAGTTGGTCGGAAGCTCGGGGAGAAGAAGCTCCCGAGCATCGAAATCGTTGTGAAGGAGTTCGACCCGAATCAGCCGCGCGACGCCAAGGGCAAGTGGGGCGACGGGGGCGGGGGCGACGGGGGCGGGGGCGACGTACCCAAAGAGGGTACGAACGTACCCGAATCGGGAATGGACAGCCCCTTCGCGGTGAGCGCGCGCTACGTTGCCGAGCCCACCACGCAGCCGGCCAGCGGGGAATCCTATGACCCGCCCGTGGAGCAGGACGTGGACGGCGACGGCGTGACGGATGCCGCGCGCGTGGGCGTTGGAGCGCACGATGTTCCGACGCCGCCGGACATCCCGCGCTTGCCGAACCTGAGCGAGCGCGAGCGCAAGGTCGAGGAGGAGTTCGCGAGCGCCTTCGAGAAGGACCCGGACGGCATGGCGCGGAAGTACCTCGACGATGTGAAGGCGGACCCGCCGGTGAAGTTCGAGACGGACGCGGCCAAGAATCTCTACAAGGCGTGGAGCGGAGAAGGCCAGAGCCCCGAGGATCGCGCCGACTTCCGCTCGACGATGAACGTGGCGCTCCACCAGACGGCGAACGCCATCACGAAGCGGGCCTTCCTCATGCACCTCGACGAGATGAGCGACAGTGAAAAAGCGAAGGGCCTTCTTGTAACAGTCGGCGGGTGCGGGGCGGGCAAGGGCTTCGCCTTGAAGACGCTCTCGGCAAACGGCTTCACCGACTTCAACGCGAAGCTGTACGGTGCGACGTGGGACAGCGCGGGCGACCAGAACGCGACCGAGAATCCGTGGTTGCTCGAAGAGGCGTCGAAGCGCGGCATCCCGGTCACCTACGCCTACGTGAGCGCGGACCCGGAAACCTCATGGGCCGACCCGGAGCGCGGAGTCGTGCAGCGCGCCGAGAGCCCGAAGGACGGGCGCATGGTGGACGCCAAGGTGTTCGCCGACTCCTACGTGATCGGGGCCCGCAATCACGACACCTTCTCGAAGGCGCACCAGGGCGAGGCGAAGTTCGTCTACGTCCAGAACGGGAAGAACATCGGCAAGCTCTCCGGTGTCCCGACTTCCGACCTCTCAAGAGACAGGAGCAAACTCCATGACTTCGCCGTCAAGACGATCCTCGACCGACCAAGCATCTCCCCCCGCGTCAAGCGAGGGGCCCTCGTCGGGCAGCGGATCTGGCCGATGGGAAGACGAGCGCGTCAGCGTTCCAGTAACCCCTGACGCTCTAGCAGCTTACGGGCACGAGGCGGACGAGCGCCTCGCCCGCATGGCGCGCTTGGCTCGCCCGCACGCGATTGGCTCCTCCTGGGAGCCCGAATCGTTGAACGACGACGGCTCGCTCCAGGGAACTTCCGAGGAGCCGGCTTCGTAGCTATCTCTGGGAGCCGACATCCCGGCGAGGCGGTTTAGCGGCCGTCGAGTCAAGTCGGGCCGGAGGAGCGGCGGCATATAAAATCGCCCAGCAGAGGAGCGCGCGCGAACCTGCTGGGCGTGCCGTTCCATTAGAATGGCTGAGGGGTGATCCGTGGAAAGCGAGACGCGGCCGACGGCCCAGCGGCACACGGCGGTGGTGAAGGTCTACTTCGACCGCGACATGCGCGTGGTCGAGGGCGACGATCCCGGCGTGATGTTCGCGAGGCGCATCACCTTCGATGATGGTGTCATCGTCAAGGCCGAGTTCCTGAAGGTCACGCCTCCAGGCTCGACCGCATGAGGATCTGTCGCAACGGACACGAGGCGGCGGCGAAGAAGAAGTGCCTGCGCTGTCGCTCTTTGGCTCAGTCTCGCTACGGCCTGACAGAGAAGGGCCGGGCGAGCGCCTTGCGTTACCGCCGGACCCCGAAGGGGCTCGTGCGCGCGCGGGCGCACAGCCGTCGGCACTACCTCGCGACGGCGACACTGGCGAAGGCCCGCGTGCTCAGAAACTACTACGCGAACCGGGCGGTACGCTGCGCTCAGATGAAGGCGTACCGTGAGAAGTTCGGAGCGAATGAGTCAACGAGGTTTTGGCTCAGGCAAGAAAGGAACGCCGCATGAAGGTCCGATCCCTGGCGCTGCCGAATGCGAAGTTCACCCTGTATCCGCTCTCGGATGTTCACTGGCCCGAGCACGAGCAGGGCAAGCTCGACGTGTGGCTCGAAACCGTGAAGGCTGACCCGACCGCCATCGTGACGCTCGGCGGCGACCTCTTCGACTTCGCGCGCGGGCACTATCGCTCGCACCTCAACAGCTACACGGACGACGGCAACTCGCGCTCGCCAGTGGACGACATGGCCTATGGCTTCGTCGAAGACATGGCGCGCTACCTGAAGCCGATCAAGCACAAGGTCATCATGACGTGCGTCGGCAACCACTTCTGGCAGTTCACCGACGGCCGCGTGAGCGATCAGGAGCTTGCGCTCCAACTCGGGCGCGGCGACACCTTCGTGGGCGCGTTCGGCATGACGAAGGTCAAGCTCAAGGATCGCGCTACCGTCCGCATCGCCCTGCACCACGACGCCGGCAGGAAGGGCGGCACCGCGAGCGCGGACATGAACGCCTTTCAGCACTGGTCCCACGCCTGCGCGTCTGACATCTACGTGGCCGGCCACACGCATCGGCAGTACGCGGGCATCTACCAGACGCGGATCACGGTGCGCGACGACGAAGACAAGATCGGCGACCAGAAGCTCGTCTTCGTGCGCTCGGGTGCGTACCTCAAGGGCTACGGTGACACGATCACGAGCCCCGAGCGGCCCTTCGTTCCGAACTACGCCGAGGTGATGATGCTGCCGCCTTCCGTGTTCGGGATCATCTCCGTCGAGGTGAGCGCGAGCCCGACCGGACGGCTCCGCTACACGCTGAAGCAGACGACGTTGTAGGGCATCGTGAAGCACGCAGCGATCCGGGTTGTCTTCGCTCCGCTCTTCCTGCGCCACAAGGTGGACCGTGAGCGCGGGGACTACGTTCACGGGCAGACGACTGGGCGCACGATCTGGCTCGATCCGCGCTCCTCGGAGATCGTCAAGACGGCGATTCACGAGCTTCTGCACTTGAAGCACCCGGCGTGGTCGGAGGCGGCCGTCATCACGGAGACGGCGAGCCGGCACAAGCGGATGGGCTGGAAGGAAAAGGCCCGGCTGCTTCAACTCATCGGCAAGGGAACAATCGAGGGCGAAATTCCGTAGACCTATCTGGGAGAGGTGAGCTTTGACGACCAAGGACAACGGGACCCTGCGGACCTTCGCGAGCGGGGCGACGCGAGACACGGCTTCTGGAAAGCTCGATCCCGAGGGCTTCCTCGACCCTCTCGTGATCCTCGCCTTCTCCGAGTACATGGACCGCCACCGCGTGCAGTCCGACGGCTCCCTGCGAGCCTCTGACAACTGGCAGGCCGGTTTCCCGCGCGCCCAGACGATGAAGAGCCTGTGGAGGCACTTCCTCGACCTGTGGCTGCTGCACCGGGGCCACCCGCCCGTCTCGAAGGACCATCGCGCCTTCTACGACGAGAGCTTCGCGAACAACAGCCCGCAGGAAGGCTACACCGGCTCGATGCAGCCGGCGCACGACCGGGCCATCGAAGCCACGAAGCGCGAGGTGCTCTGCGCGCTCTACTTCAACGTGGGCTCGCTGCTGCGCGAGGTGATCCTGGGGCGGTCGATTCGCGAGGAGGCCGAGGCCCCGGCGCACCCGATGCCGGCTCCCAGCTACCCCCGGCCCGACACGACACCGGCCGACTACGGCGCGTAGCGGGCTACAATGGGCGCATGGGTCAGTCTCGCGCTCGGCGTATTCTCGCCCGCCGCCACGTAGCATTCCTGAAGCCGTTCGAGGATCGCTTCGCCCGCGTGTACCGGGGCACAATGCGCGATCTTCACACGGCCGTCAACTTCGCGTCTTCTCAGGACGCCGCCACCCGGCGCGAGTGGAAGGGGCGCGTCGTTGAAGCGATGGCCCCCGTCTACCGCGACGCGATGCTCGCCTCGGGGCGCAACTACCTCACGAAGTTCGTCACCATCCGCCAGAAGGCCACGAAGACGTTCGAGATGAAGGCGGCCCGCGAGCGCGCCAGCGGCGTCATCGTAAGCCTGGAGTCGGAGTTTCGGTCGCGGCTCGAAGAAACGGTTGACACGACCTTCGACTCCCTCGAAGAGATCCTCACCGAAGCCGGGGCTGACGGGCTCGGCGCGGCCGAGATCGACGACCTGATCGGCGAGGAGTTCGGGGACATCCTCGGTGGGCGAACCGACGCCATCGCCACCACGGAGATGAACGGGGCGATCAACTCCGTCAACGAGTACCTCTCGCGCGTGCTCGCGGAGTTGCACACCTGGGTCACGTCCGAGGATGACCGCGTAAGGCCGACGCACGTCATCTATGCCGACGCGGGCCCGCAGCCGGTCGGCTTCGACTGGGCGCAACTCATCCCCGATGCAGGCTATACCCTGCGCTACCCGTGCGACCCAGAGTGCCACGAGCCGTCGGAGGTGGTGAACTGCCGATGCTTCCCGGCCCCGTCGGGCGAGGTGGAGTTGCCGCCTGACGAGATGGCGGACTACCTCGAAGACTTCGGGATGGACCCCGAGGACATCCTGCTTTCCGAGAGCCGGCAGCCGGTCTACATCACGAACCGCTACACCGGGAAGACGATCAAGGGCGAGAGCGAGGGGCACCCGTTCAGGGGGAACCAGTATACCGACGGCGCGCTCTCTGACCGCCGCGACATCGAGTTCCGCGACCCGATCAGCGCGCGCGCTACTGATCCCATCGGCGTCGAGGGGCATCGCTTGCAGGCGTCCATGATCTTCAGCGAGGTGAAGCGTCAACTCGACTCCCCAGACCTGCCGCCCACCGTTGCGATGTTCCTGCGCGAACGAGGCATGAAGGTCGTCTACGACGCGAACCCGGAAGAGATCGTAGACCCGGATACGGGCAACGTCGAGACGGTCGCCGGCCAGATCGCCTACGACCCGCGCATGGCCCAGGGCCCGACGTTCACGGTCACCGCTTCGATGCTCGGCCAGCCCGGAGTGGTCGGCCACGAGATCGGGCACCTCATCTCGCACGCAGCTTTCTGGGCCGAGACGAACCAGCGAAACCTGGAGTTGAGCCAAGGAACGCCAGCCGAGCGCATGGCCCAGATGCGCGCAGGAGAGGGGCGCGTGGAATTGATGCGCGCCTACAAGCTGGAGGGCGGCGTCACGCCATACGCTCAGAGCTACGAGAAGGACACGACCACGAAGTCTTCGATGATGATGGCCGGCGCGAGCGAGCAGTTCGCCGAAGTCGAGGGCATGTTTCAGCACGTCCTGGGCCGTTCGCCAGCGATGCTCCCCGGCACGCGCTCGGAGAAGGAGCTTGGCTTCGCGTGGGCGCTCGCGATGGGCGCTCACGGCCGAACCGGAGCAGACAACTTCCCCGGCGGGCTCATCACTGGCCTACGCTTCCCGAAGACCGCTCGTGCGTGGCTGCGCCACCGTGGCGCATCGTTGAAGGTGATCGAAGCGTTCGACGCGAAGTGGCGCGCGCAGAAGCCGCAGGAGTTGAGCGCGCTCTTCAAGAAGCACGCGCTCGCTCCCGTGCGGAAGCATCTTCGCGGCACCGAGTTCGAGCACGACGAGGCCACGCACGGCAGCGGGGGCGACGGGCCGAGCATGACCGAAGTCGGCCGCGCTCTCGTGGGCGCTCCCGATGGCTTCAACTCCGACCCGCGCCAGTTCGAGCCACTCGTGTTCGGCAAAACTCAGACGGGCGAGAAGCGAGAGGCCGCCGTCGCGAAGGAGATGGAAAAGTTCGAGGCCCGCATGACGCTCAGGGGCGGCGGCAAGGAGGAGGACGTGAAGATCCCTGCCACGAGCCAGGGCGAGATGAAGGACAAGATGGAGGCGCTCTTCGCTGCGGCGACGCCCGAGGAGTTGAATCAGGCGACGTGGTACAAGGACGCTGCCGGCAAGACGGTGGACGAGCTTCATGGCCGCTTCGCCTCGCGCATCCCCGGACTCGGCAAGGATCAGGTTGCCGGCATCCTCGCCGCGTGCTCGGCGAACAACGTCTGGGATGACAAGTACGGCACGGACGACGAGCTTGGCGGCTCGAACCAGAAGGCGGCCGAGACGATCCTGAAGACGTGGGCCGACAACAAGCCGGTCACGATCACGACCGAAGACCTCGCGATGGCGACCGCCTACGCGAAGACGTTCGAGAGCGGAGCGTACAAGGGCATGAAGCTGCCCGAGCCCGGTACGTATCTGTTCCAGACGCTCGCGCGCTCCGACCCGCGCGTGGCCTACCTGTTCAACACGTCCTGGCACGGGGCGACCACGGGCGGCAATAAGCCGGAGAAGGTCGCGGGCCCTGGCGGCTCGATGGGCTTCGGCGGGATGCCGGGCCACGTCCTGCCGTCGCTCGGCCTGCTTCGCGGTCAGTCGCCAGAGAAGGTCTACGGAGGCGAGTCAAAGGTCCGCTCGTTCTACGCGAATATCACCCGCGCGATGCTGGGAGAGAAGGACCCGAACGCGACTATCGACATCTGGATGGCGAGGGCCATGCTCGACAAGCCGGGCCAGGATGGGCCGATCAAGGGCGCGCACTACAAGAGCTTCGTCGGGCCCGCTTCGCGGTACGAGGGGCTCCGCCGCATGATCGCCGAGAACGCTGCGAAGCACGGCCTGGAGCCGAAGCAGTATCAGGCCGTCGTCTGGTACGTGATCCGCAACCAGTACGAGGCCCGCGAGCGAGCGCGCAACGTGGCGTCGAAGTCGGATGCGGCGGAGGCCAAGGCGGCAGCGCAGGCGGCGAAGATCGACGCCAAGCGCCGCGCCAAGCACGCGCGCCAGGGCAAGCTCTTCGAGAAGGGCTTCGGCGGAATCGAAGCATCGCTCGGCGACGAGGAGATCGCGCTCGCGTGGCTCCAGCGGTTCCTGGCGCACGAGCACGGCGTCAACGTGAATGGTGATCCGCTCTTCGGCCGATGGGACGACGAAGACGAGGACGCGGCCAAGGCATGGCGCGCCACGGTGCGCGGAGCCAAGGTCGTGCGAGGCGTGCTCACGTTCATCGTGAAGGGCGATTTCGAGGGGCATCCGTTCCGTGGAAACCAGTGGACCGAGGGACACGGGCAGGCGGAGGGCGACGAGGGCGCGAAGTCGGAGAAGGTGTCGGACGAGGTGATGGCCCTGCGCGTGCAGATTGGCGGTCTGCTGGAGCGGCGACAGGCCGCCACTGCGGAACGCGACCTTGTGGCGCAGCAGCGCAACGACGCTCACGAGAAGGGCAACACCTTGGCAGAGCAGGCCGAGTGGACGGCGAAGCTGGAAGCGGCCGAGGATAAGCTCGATGCGGCACGAACGGAAGAGCAGGCGCTCGATCAGAAGCTCGCCGACACCGTGCTCCACGAAGCCCGCGTGCGCTCTATTGACCCCACCGTCCTGCCGGATGACGTGCGCTTGTCCGTGCAGCGCGAGTCGATCAAGGCGATGGCGGCCGACGTTCCTGCTCAGGCGCGCTACGAAGACCTGAAGAGGAAGGAGGACAGCATCGAAGCGCGCGCGATCCTCGCGCAGCAGCCACTCGTAGAGGAGAAGGGGCGGGCGAACGCAGCCTATCAGAAGGCTCAGACGGAGCGGGAAGAGTTGGTCGCCCAGCATAAGGCGCTCGACGCGGAAGTCACGATGCGCCAGCAAGACTACATGCTGGAGAAGTTCTACGAAAAGCACCCGGAGTTGGAGCGCACTAAGGAGGAAGCGCACGCAATCCTCGAACAGCGCGGGGAGATTGGAAACCGCATCAACGGAATCTTGGTCGAGCTTCGGGCCACCCCAGGCAACCGAGATCCGTACCAGAAGGCCGAGGACAACCTACTGGCGCAGACCTTCGCAAAGTACCCATCCCTCGAAGAGAAGGCCAGGGCCGAAGCCTCCATCAGCCCTGACGAGTACATCCGCGAAGGTATCGCGCGCGACCTTGAAGCGCGCGGCGTAGGGGGTTCGGGGCCGGTCGAACGAGACAGCGACGCCGTGTCGGCCGTACTCGACAAAGCCTTCGCGGGCGAGCAGGCGCGCCTTCGCGCTGAAGATCCGGCGTTCGCTCCAAACCCGGCGCGAGCCGCGCTTGACGGGGAGCTACACGACCTCCAGGGCCGTCAGGCCGCATGGGAAGACAAGTACGAGCCCATCCGTGGACTCTTGTTTGCTCAGGCAAATCCTGACGGCGACCCTACCTTTCTCTCTGGAAACACCTTGAGCGCGATAGAGCGCCTCCCTCTGGGCGCTCTCGGGAAGCATGCAGCACCGTCGGGACCGGAGGGGCTATCCATTGACCCATACGACGTGGTGCGCGGGCTCAGGGCCGAATACAACGTGACCGAGCAGGGTGGCAAGGACGCCTTGGCCCTGGACGTGCTAACGAAGGACCGGAACGAGGCGCAAGGTCGCTTGGAGTCCGCGCGCGACGCCGAGAACGAAGCTGACTCCAAGATCCGAGCCGCCGCCGAGGTGATGAGAAACGAGTTCGCGGTCGAGGCCGGGCCGGGCTACTACGCGAAGCGATGCGCCGAGGATGATGCCTACTACGAGAAGCAGATGGACGAGATCGCCACTGCGTGGCAGCACATCGGCGGCGAGGGCCCGTCGCGCATCCGCGTGGCGACCGGGATCGGGCTGGGGCTTCAGGCCGGCGCGATCTACGACGACGACGAGAAACGCTTCCTAAAGCTGGACGACTACGGTGACCTGCGGAACGAAGAGGAGACGATCCGCTGGGGCGGCGCGATCAGACGCGAGTACGTCGAGACGCAGGAGGATTTGCTCGGCGGTGAGCACGCGCAGGTTGTTCGGCTTGGAGCCTCTCACGACAGTTCGAGCCCCTCGTCGTCTTCGTCTTCCGGTGGTGACGATCCAGAAGAGACGTGGGACGACGAGCAGAAGTACGATCAGGAGAAGCTCCAGTCGGCCTTCTATGAGTCCGACGCAGCGAGCGATGCCGAGTCCGAGGCCATGCATGCCGACTTCACCCACGATGACGTGCGCGTCAAGCTCGGCGGCTTCGAGAGTGGCGCAGAGGAGCGCGTGCAGGAGTTCGCGGGCCGCGCCCTGATCTCTACCTCCGGCTCCGGCATGGAAGACGACGACACGAAGCTGATCTCAGCCATCAAGGACCGGCTCGATGATGCCAAGGGCGAGAAGGCGGCGTTGCCGATGGACGCGAAGGACCCGGAAGTGCTCGCAGCGGCCAAGAAGGAAGCGCGCTGGGAAGCCCAGCAGGATGCCGTCTTTGCCGCGCAGCGCGAGGCGCTTCGACAGCTTAGCGCGAACCCTGCCGATCTGGCGGCCGGACACGAGACTCCGAAGCTCGCCGATCCTGCGTTCCACGAGAAGCTCCAGGCGGAATTGGACACGCTGCCTGCCGTCAGCACGGCTGGGTACACGCAGGGCCAGCTTCGCGACGCGATCATCGAAGCCTCCACAAACACGCTCACGTGGACAGAAGCGACTAAGCTCGCCAATTCGTTCCACGGTAAGGCCGCGCTGGCCGGCGAGATGGCCCGCGCTACCTTCTCCGCCCCCGAGTTCGAGGCGTCTGACTTGTCCGAGCGAGCCCAGGCCATCGCTGCCGACAACATCAAGGAGAACCTCCGAGAGATTGCGAGCAACGAGTATAACGGCGACGACGCGCTTTGGGAGGCCGTGAAGGACGCCGACGTGGAAAAAGTGCTCGGCGATCTGACGCCGAAGTACAGCAGCGGCACGCTCGAACAGGCGGCCGAGGAGAAGTACCGCGACAACTGGAGTTGGGACGATTCGAGCGACGCCTTCAACAACTGGAAGAGCGGCCAGGATCTCTCGGAATACGAAACGGACGAGTTCAAGGAGGCGAAGGACTCGTTCGAGAATCAGGGGCTGTCGCCGAGCGAAGGCGAGGACGAAGAGCCCGAGACAGGCGGGGCCCCAGTCAACAAGGAGACGGTCGGCACAGAGAAGACGGTCAAGGTCTTCCGTGGACTGAAGGGCAACCCGGCCGACTACGTGGACAACTTCACGGAGTCGTGGAGCACGAGCCGGTCGAAGGCCGCCAGCTTCGGCTCGACCACGGTGATGGAGCGCGACATTCCGTTCGAGAAGATCCTCGTCTTCCAGGGCGCGCGCAACTGGAAGGCCACGCAAGCTGGCGGGATGGGCAAAACAGAGTTCGAGGTGATGCCGCTCTCCGACATGCCGAAGTGGTATCGTGAAGCGTACCGTCGCCAGTTGGCGCTGCTCGCGAAGCAGAAATCGGAGATCAAGGGATGAAGGGCTACAAGGTCAAGCTCGTGGACGTGAAGGGCAACCCGGCAGGCGAGACGGTTCGCCTCCAGCCCGAGGGCGACGAGGATATCGACCGCTTGAACGCCGCGCTGGCGGCCGGAGAGTCGCTCGACAGCCTGCCCTACACTCTGGTGGTAGACTGAAGACTCTTAGGAGGATGCAGCCCATGAAGCAAACGCGAGTCACCGAGAAGTGGCGCGAAGAGATCGAAAAGGGCGTGATGCCCGAGCGGGTCAGCAAGACCTACATCCCCGAGGTGACCGCCACCGAGGACGGCGACGGCGTGCGGAAGGCCGCCTTCGTCGTCTCGACGGGCAGCGAGGACCGCGACGGCGATACGGTCAACCCCGACGGCTGGCTTCTCGACAACTACCGCAAGAACCCGGTGGTGCTCTGGGCGCACGACGTGAAGAGCCTGCCAATCGCGCGCGCGGACAGCATCGGCGTCCAGGGCGGCAAGCTGAAGAGCGTGACCGTGTTCCCCGAGAAGGGCGTCTACCCCTTCGCCGATCAGGTATTCGGGCTCGTCAAGGGCGGCTTCCTCAAGGGCACGAGCGTTGGCTTCCACCCGCTGGAGGCGACTCCGCGCAAGGGCGTGAAGAAGGGCGTGGACTTCCGTAGCCAGGAGCTTTACGAATTCAGCCTGCTCCCGATCCCGTCCAACCGTGAGGCCCTGGCGGAAGCCAAGGCGGCCGGCCACGACATCGAATTGGTGGTGAAGTGGGCGACCGAGTTCCTCGACTACGCTGAGGCCAACGGGCTCTGGGTTCCGAAGTTCCAGATCGAGAAGGCGCTCGCGCAGGTTCGCAACCTCAAAGTGACCGTTCCCGCGATGCCTTCTCCCGAGGCAGGAGTCGGGTCGGAGGACCACGCCTTCGCGGGAGCGGTACTCTCCGACGACGAGGCGAAGGACATCCTCGACTTCGTGGCGAAGCACGGCGATCACGACCAGAGCACGCACGGCGGCGGCGGCGGCGAAGGGCGAACGATGGACGACTTCACCAGCGAGAACCGGCGCGACAAGGAGACGACCATGCGGTCGGCTCGCGCGTTCGAGGACTTGAAGGGCGGAGGCTTCTCGATCAGCACGAAGGACGACTCGAATCCGAAGGCCGGCTTCATGGTGTCGCCCTACAAGGATCGCGAGCGCGTGATCGAGGGCGATGCCTCCACGAGCGACATTGCGAAGTTCGAGATCGACAACCGCGACCTGCTCGACAAGCCGGACCACTTCCTCGGCGGCTGGAAGGACGGCGGGAAGAGCTACCTCGACGTGAGTCTCAACGTCCCCTCGCGCGCGGAGGCGCACGCTCTCGGCTCGAAGCACAGTCAGTTGGAAGTGTGGAACGTGTCCGAGGGCAAGAGCGAAAAGGTCGAGGGGCCGATGCCGCGCGGGCGCGGTGATCTCGGTCGGAACATGACGCGGCGTGGTGAGCAAACGCCCAAGCAAGCGGCTCGTTCCGCAGACGATGCCGCGCGCGAGGCTCAGGCTTACATCGACCGCGTAAAGCCGACCCGCGAAAACAAGAAGGGCTTGGAGGCTGACATGGACATCGTAACGAAGCTCGCCGACGATCTGTTCGGCGACGAGGCGAAGGCGGCCCCGGCTTGGGCGAAGGAGGGCGAGGCAGACCCGGAGGCGGCAGCGAAGGCCGCGAAGGAAGCTGCCGAGGCTCAGAACGCTCAGGCGGAAGCTGCTGCCGAGGGCGAGCCGGCCGAGGGCGCTCCGGCCGATGCCGGTGCGGTCCCTCCCGGTGGTGATCCGACCGAGGCCGAGCCCGGACTCGCTCCCATCCTCGACGACCTCGCGACCGCGCTCATGGCCGAGATCGAGCCGCTGAAGATGGGCGGCGACCCGACGCAGATCGCGACGGGGCTCAAGGCCGCGCTGGAGAAGTTCGCCGCATCGTTCATGCAGACCTACATCGTGCCGGGTTCGCAGGCCGTTGCGCCCGGAACGCCGCCCCCGGCAGCCATGCCGCCGGGCGCGAAGCCGGCAGCCGCTCCGCCGGCAGCCGCTCCGCCGGCAGCGAAGCCGCCCGCTCCGCCGCCCCCGAGCGCGGCAGCCGCGCCCGGTGCGCCAGCCGCGCCCGGTGCGCCAGCCGCGAAGCCGGCGGCAGTGCCACCCCCGGCCGCGCCCGGTGCGCCGCCGGCACAGAAGCCGCCCTATCCGAAGAAGGGCTTCTCGATGGACGACCTCACCTCCCTGGACGAGAGCGAAGTGCGTGCTACCATCCAGAAGGTGATTCGTCGCCAGATGGACGAAGCAAGAATGCACCTGACCGGACGGCTCCCCGGCTAGGAGAGCGACCGCAGCACGAGCACCGCGCCCGCCGGAAGTGGGTAAGTCGGAAAGGAAACGATCATGGAGATCACCAACAAGGCCAAGCTGGAGGAGTTCATCGCCAGCGTGACCAAGGGCACGATCATGGAGGCTTTCGCCGAGTTCCGCAAGGAGCAGGAGGCGAGGTCGTCCGAGGTCACCAAGGCGTTCGCGTATGCGGGAGCCCGCAACCCCGAACTGGAGAAGCAGGAGAAGGGCGTCACGCTCGCCCGCATCGTTCGCGCATTCGCGTCCGCCAAGGGCGACGTGGAGAAGGCGCGCGGATACGCCGAGGCCAATGGCTTCGGCCCCGATGTCGTCAAGGCTCTCGCCACTGCGCCGAACAGCGCGGGCGGCTACGTGATCCCGCCCCAGTACAGCACGGATCTGATCGACCTGCTCTACAACCGGGTCGCGATCCGCAAGATGGGCGCGACCTCGCTCCCGATGCCGAACGGCAACATCACGATCCCGAAGCTGACGGCCGGCGTCTCGGCGAGCTACATCGGTGAGAACACGGGCACGAACGCCCAGCAGCCGACGTTCGGCGTGATCTCGCTGAACTGGAAGAAGCTCGCGGCCGTCGTGGCCCTGAGCAACGACCTGATCCGCTACTCCAGCCCGAAGGCCGACGAGGTGGTCAAGAACGACCTCACGTCGAGCTTCGCGGTGGTCGAGGACGCGGCCTTCCTGTTCGGCCCCGGTTCCGGCAACAGCCCCAAGGGGCTCGACGCCTGGATCACCGCCGAGGGCACTCGGACGAACGCGGCTTCGGCCGACGGCTCCGACCTCACGCTCGTCATCGCGGATCTGTTCAAGGGCCCGAAGGCGCTCGAAGAGAACAACATCCCCTTCCTGAAGCCCGGCTGGATCATCGCGCCCCGCACCAAGTTCTTCCTCATGAGCGTGCGCGACTCGGTTGGCAACTTCTACTTCCTCGACGAGATGAAGCGCGGGACGCTCTTGGGCTACCCCTACTGCTCGACGAACCAGATGCCGACCGGCCTCACGCCGAACTTCTACCAGAACATCTTCTTCGGGGACTTCACCGACGCCATCATCGGTGAGTCCACGGACTTGATGCTCGACGTGAGCCAGGATGCGAGCTACCTCGTCGGCGGCAGCCTCGTGTCCGCGTTCGCCTACGACCAGACGGTCATCCGTGGCATCGCTCGCCACGACTTCGCAGTTCGGCGCGGGAAGTCCTTCTTCTCGCTCGATCAGGTTTCGTGGGGCGTCTAACGCTCCCCTGACGTAAGCTGAGGGGGGCATTCGGCCCCCCTCGGCTCGTAAACCGGGAAGGCTAATCGGGCCAACCCATTTGAGAGAAAAGGGGAAAGCACATGCTGCCCTTCACCAAGTCGGATTCGATCTTCCTCGCGAGCGATCTCGTCGCGGACAACGACGTGTCGTCCGTGCTGGAGCCCGCAACGGGCGCGGTGGCCCTGGAGGCCAACTCCTACGAGCAGTTCGTGGTCGAGGTTTCGTTCGACAACCTCGTCGCCTCCGTCGTCTCTGCGTCGGTGCAGTTCTACGGCAAGGCCACGAACGACGGCGACGTGTCCGCGACGTGGACCGTCATCGGCGTCGCGCCGCTCACGGCCCCCATCGTGGCGGCCAGCGCGGCGACGGTCGGCGGGAAGCTGCTCACCGCGACGCTGCACTCGCGTCACGTGGCGTACAAGTACGTCACCGCCATCGTGACCGTCACCTACGCCGACCAGGGCGCGGCGACCTACGCGGCGGCCTCGCTCCGTGGCGAGATCGCGCGGAGGGACATCTAACGTGCGGACCTGCACGTTCGTTTCTGAGGGAACCGTCGGAACCCGGAAGTACAAGCCGGGCGACACGGTAACGCTCCCCGAAGCGTTCGTGCGTGTCCTGACGCGACGGGGGCTGGTGGTGGATGGATCTTCACCGGCTCCCGTCGCCGCTTCTCCACAGGCACCGGACGACTCGGTGCCTGCGGAGGCGCGAGGCTTGAGCAAGCGCGCACTTCGGAAGCTCCTGCGACGAAAGGTCACGTAAATGAGCCTCGCCGTCTCCGCTACTGGACTCCTGACGTACACGGGAGTGGACGCGACCGACGGGAAGATCGTCACGGTCGGCACCGTGACCTATACCCTGAAGACCGGGGCGCTCACGGCCGCCGGCCACGTCAAGATCGAGGCCGGCAACCCGGACGCGACCGTCAGGAACCTCGCGGGCGCGATCAACGGCCTGACGGGGGCCGGCTGGTACGCGATCCCGGCGAACGCTGCGGCCCGCGCGGCGCACGATGCGGTCGGCGACACGCTGCGGATCGACGCGCGCACGCCGGGCACCGCCGGCAACAGCATCGCGCTCACCTCGAACGAAGCCGAGTTCACGGTCCCCGGCACGCTCGCGGGCGGGATCGCCGGAACGGCCATCGTCCCCTGGAGCCTCGTGTCGCTCGACGAGGCGAAGGTCGCGTTGCGCGTGCGCGGCGACTCCCAGGACGAAGAGATCATTTCCATCCTCTCGGAAGTCGCGGACGTGATCGAGTGGGAGCTTAGCTTCCGCCCGGTGGCAGACATCGGCGACACGCTGCCCGAAGAGGACACGGACGAGTACCACGACCTCGCGAATCCGCAAGGCTTCATCTACACGCTGCGCCGGCCGGTGCGCTCGGTCACGGCGTTGTACCTGGGCGGCGCGCTGGTAAGCTCGTCCGACTACATCCTCGACAGCGCGGCCGGCATGGTGACCCTGATGGGGGCCAAGGTGACGCCGCCGAGCGGTAGCCGTCTGGGCTCGTCCCCGCTCTACCTGGGCAGCGGGCCGTTCGTCAACTTCCCCGAGGACATCTGGCGCTTCGGCTCGCGCTACTTCCCGGCGACCCAGAGCGCGGCAAGGCTGGTCTACAAGGGCGGCTATGCCCAGACCGAGACGGTTCCGCCCATGCTCAAGGGGATCGCGCTCGACGTGGCGGCGCGCATCTACCGCACGCGCGAGCGCAAGTCACAGGGTGTCGTGTCGGAGATCGCGCAGGGTTTCCAGTTGGCGACCAAGTACGACATGAAGACCCTGAGCGAAGACCTGATGGCTCGGCTCCGCCAGTTCGCGACCCTGACGAAGACCGCCAGGACGTGACCCGTGGCAACTCCGAAGCAGGCGCGCGCCGCTCTGCTCGCCTTCAAGGCTGGGCTTCCAGTCGCCATCCTGCGCGGGCTTCGCAAGGGCTTGCCCATCGCGGTTCGCTACGCCACGAAGAAGTACATGCAGCGGAAGGACAACCGCCACCCTATCTCGTCCTTCGACCCTCCTAACCCTGAGCCCGGCCCGCTCGGCATCCGCCAGGGAAACCTCGCGCGCACGGTCAAGGTGGGCGAGATGCGCTTCACTGGGAAGAAGATCATCGGCAGCATCACGGCCGGAAACGAGGACGTGCGGTATGCTCGCATCCACGAGTTCGGGGGCGAGATCATGGCCGTCAACGGACCCTATCTCGCCTTCCCGATGGCGGCTCCAGGGGGAGGGTACTTCATCGTGAAGAAGCCGAAGGTGTTCATTCCGGCCCGGCCGTTCCTGACGCCGGCCGTCGAGGACGCGATGCCAGAGATCATCGAGCGCGTGCAGAAGGAGATGGTCAAGCTCGCCCGTGCTACTCTCAAGGACGTAGCGAGGATCAAGTAGATGGCGCAGCCTGGAATTCTTCCCGCGCAAGAACCGACCGAGTACCGGCTGCTGGAGGCAGTTCGAGCGATGCTCGAAGCGGCCGTTGGCTCCGAGTACATCTACGACGCCGACGGTTCCTACATCGTCTCGAAGCCGCAAGTCAAGCACCTCACCGAGATCGTGAAGGAACCGTGGCCGAAGGTGCTCTACCTCGTGTCTCCTGGCGACGTGAACCCGCAGGACTACACGCAGTGCGCGACGCTGTTTCCTGGCGACCTGCTCGTGACGGCGGGGCAGACCATCGGGACTCCCGAGCTTCCGTGGCTCTCCGGCTACGTGCCGGTGTCCAAGGTTCAGCTTCGCATGGTGCAGGACATCTACAGGGCCCTTCACCTCAAGCAGATCGACGACGCCATCCTCAAGATCGCCAACAGGAACCTCGACCTCGAAGTGGACGGCTGGGCTCTCGTGCAGGTTCAAGTCTCGTTCGAGTACACGGAGGTTGACTCGTGAGCCCCGAGGCGCTCACGGAAACGGTGGTACGCTTGGAGGAGTTGGAGCGGCGCGTGGCCCTCCTCGAACAGCAGATGAATCCGCCGGCCCCGGACCCCCTAGAGGTGGGCACCGAGGTTTTCCGGCAGATGTCGAAGATCAAGGACAAGGCACTCAAGAGGAGGGTGTAGCACATGGCCGAACTTCAGGGCAGCGCGGCGAAGGCCGCATATCGAAAGTCCGTGACGTGGGGGACCGCCGTGGCCCTGGGCGACGGCGATCAGGTCGAGTACGCCTCCGAGTCCATCGTCCCCGACGTGCAGTTGATCGACTCCGACCAGATCAACGGTCAGGCGCTTCCGGGCGCGAGCGACACCGGAGCGGTGATCGTCCAGGGCGACCTCGCGGGCATGGACGGCAAGTATAGCGGGCACGAGCGGTTCTTCCGCGACGTGTTCGGCCAGAACGTCTCCGTGATCGACGGCGACGGCTTCAAGCACAAGATGGACTTCCTGACCTCCAACGAGGGCTTCTACGGAACGCTCGCGTTCGAGAAGGTCGTGGACGCGGGCACCCACACGATTCACGAGATCGACTCGTGGAAGCCGATGGGGCTGACGTTCGATGGCGCGGCGGGCCAGCCGGTCAAGCTCACGGTGCGAGGCATCGGTCGAGAGCTTCAGCCGGGTGAGTCCACCTTCAACACCGCGAGCACGTCGTGGACCCTGCCCGGAAAGGGCGCGGTTCCCGAGGAGCGGCGTCTGGTGAAGTTCGGCCAGACCATCATCGAGATCGCCGAGGCACCCGTGGCCTTGACGGCGACGGGGTACTACACCTACACCGCCGTGAACCCGACGGCCGGCGACTTCGTGACCGTCAACGGGCGCGTCTACACGTTCGTCGTGAGCCCCGCTGTCAACGACGACGTGGAGATCGCGGGCACCTCCGACCTGACCGCACTCAACCTCGAACGCGCGATCAACATGAGCGGTGGCATCAACGCCGTCGCGGGCGACTACCTCGTCGTCACGGCGAACGCCGTCGTCACGGCCTACGCCAACCCCACCCTGAACCGCGTGATCCTCACCTCGATCCTGGCGGGCGTCGTCGGAAACACCTACACGATCACGGAGTCGAGCACGGAGTACGGGAGTTCCGGCGCGACGCTCACGGGCGGAGTGGCGGGCTCGTCCTACGTGGACCTGTGCGCCTCGGCCTTCAACATCTCGCTTCAGCGCAACGGCGAGCCGGTGCAGACGACCTGCGACGGCGACTTCGCCTCCGAGCCGAGCACGGATACGGTCGAGATTTCCGGCACCCTGGAGTTCCCGATCTACGACGACGACAACCACTTCCTCGTGGAAGCGAACATCTCGAAGGCGGTCCTCTCGCTCCGCTTCACGTTCACCCATCCCGACTTCTACTCGAACGGGAAGCCCTACAAGATCGTTCTCATCGTGCCGGGCGTGCAGTTGACCGGCGGCTACCCGAACGTCGGGGGCCGTGGTCGGGTGCCGCTCTCGGTCGCGTGGCGCGCGCACAACGCGGAGAACCCGGCTGACATCGACGCGACGATGCCGCGTCTCTACGTCTACAACGACACCGTTGACATCGACGACTTCGGCAACTTCTAAGACCCCTGAGCGGGGGAGGGCAACCTCCCCCGCGCCCCCTAGCGTGGAGGTGAAGCGTGGCCGTGCTCAAAGACTACGGGAAGAGCGAGAACGACCTGGGCGTGTGGTTCCCGTTCGGCGAAGAGGTTCCAGCGCCATTCGAGGTGCGGATTCGGCGCATCCCGCACGACGTGGCGACACGCATCGGAAAGCAGTACGGGCGCGAGGCGATGTCGGTCGTGGACGGCGTTCGCCGGCCGCAGATCGAACGCAGCCTGGAAGAGATGACGAAGTGGCTGCTCGCGCAGGCGGCCTGGGCCTGGGTGGACTCCAAGGGGCTCCAGATCGAGGTGGGCGACGACGACGCCGCGCGCCTGTGGACCGGGCTCCTCAAGGCGGAGCAGAAGATCGGTGACGTGATCGACCTGAGCGGCGCGTTCCTCTCGCACGAGGTGAAGATTCGGGTCCTGACCCAGCTTCGCCCGTTCGCGACCGTGACCGACACCGAGACGCTCAAGAGGGATCGTCAGGACCTCGCGACGTTCCTCATCCTCAAGTCTTCCATGCTCCAGACGGATACGACCAAATCCGAAACGGAGGCCCTGGGAAACTCGTAGGGTGGCTCGCGTGGCGGCTGGATAGCCCGCAAGTCACCGAGGCCGTCTGCTGGAAGTGCGTGATGCTGGGGCGCGGGGGCGAAGAGGACCCCTGCGTCCCACGCGCGACGCTTCTCAAGATCCAGCGCGACCCAAAGCGCATCTGCCCGCGCTTCGAGTTGACCGAGGACAACGAGGTCCTGGCCGAGATCGCGTGGTTTGCCGTCAAGCTCGGCGGCGACCATCCGCTCTTCCACAAGCTCTTCGACCTGCACACGGCCGAACTGAGCCCCGAGGGGAAGCGCCGAGCGTTCCTCACCGTCGTGCGCGCCGTCAGCGATGAGGGGATCGCTGCTAGAATCAAGGCAGAGAGGGAGCGTGCCCTCAAGGTGAACAGGGAATAAAAGGGAGCCCTCCGCATGGCGAGTCAGCCCGGTATCGAAATCCCGATTACGGTCGAAGCGGCCGGGACCGATGTCACCATCGAACGGCTCGCGGCGAAGCTGTTGGAGTTGGACGAGGCCGTCAAGAAGCTCGGAGCGTCTGGGAAGAAGGCGGGCGAAGAGCTTGGGCAAGGCTTCGCGCAGGGGCTCGGTCAAAAGGCGTTCGACATCTTCTCCAACTTCCTGAGCGAAATCCCCGGCAAGCTGGATGCGGCCGTGCGCGCGTCCGCCGCGTGGGCCGACAACCTCGGAGAGCTTGCCCAGCGATCCGGGTTCGCCGTCCAGACGCTTCAGGAGTTCTCGCTGGCGGCGAAGACTTCCGGCCTGAACCTGAATCAGCTCACCCGCTTCTCGACGACCCTCTCCTCGAAGCTGGTGACGAACGAGGCGGCCTTCACGGCTCTCGGCCTGTCCGCAGAGAAGCTCGCGCAGCAGAATCCATCGAAGACCTTCGAGGATGTCGTCGCGAAGCTCCAGGCAATCGAAGACCCGGCCGAGCGCGCGGCCAAGTCTCTCGCCTTGCTTGGCCCACGCCTCGCGCCCCAGCTTCAGCCGTTCATCGCCAGCCTAGAGGCCGCGAAGCTGCGCTCCGCCGAGCTTGGGCTCGTTGTGCGCGGCGATCTGGTGCAGGCGATGGGTGACTTCAACGACGAGTTGGACACGCTGAAGGAAACTCAGAACGCCGTCACCAACTCGTTCGGCTCCTTCATCTCTGCCGACAAGGACATCCGAAACGCGCTCGTTGCGACTACGAACGTCTGGGGCGAATTCAACATCGTCGTGAAAGACGCGGCCGACCTGTTTCACGAGTTGCCTGGACCGATCAAGGTCGCAGCGGCCGGGCTGACGATCTTCGGCGGTGAGTTGGTCGGGATCATCCCTCAGATCCTCTCTTTCGCGGTTGCCATCAAGTCGTTGGGCGGATTCGGGGCCATTGGCGTTGCGATCAAGGCCGGCTTTGTCTCGGCCGCATCTGGGGCCAGCACGTTCCTCATCGCTCTGGGTCCGATCCTTCTCGCTCTCGCGGCGATTGCGGTTGCTTTCAAGATCGGGCAGATTCTCGCTGGCTTCGAGTCCGTGACGAACGCCGTCAGGAAGACGTTGGAGTTCCTCAACCTCTTGCCGGATGCCGCCGAGCGCGCACAGTCGGAGTTGGCGAAGGTCGGCCCTGGTGCGGGCCTTACCGGGGCCGCGTTCACTGAAGCCATTCAGGCGGCGAAGGCGCAGGCCGACGCGCTGAGGACGATCCCTCCGATTCAGGCGGAGATCGTCTCGAAGACGCTCGATCAGCTTAAGGCCGAGAAGGAGTTGCTGGGGCTTCAGGGACAGATCGCATCGGCTTACGCGGCGCGCGGTGGAGCGATTGAATCCGCTAACGTGGCTCAGCAGGCGGCCGTCAAGGCGGCGCAGCTTGAGTTCGAGATTGCACAGAAGGCCATCAAGAACGACGTTAACAAGCAGGGAGCCGGGAATTTCGCCGCTACCGCGAACGAGATCAAGGCGCTGGAGACGAAGCGCGACCTGACCATTCAGATCGCCGCCATCCAGGCTTCCGACAAGACTGCCCAGGAGAACCTCCGGCTCGTGACTGAGGCGGCCGGCCGCGCGAAAGAGCTTGCCGCCATCGAGGTGCAGATCAATCAGGCCCGCCTGTTTGGCTTGACCGCCTTGGGGCAGATCGCAGAGACGCAGCGCGGTTCAATCGCAGCGGCGCAGGCGGTGCGCGACGCCACCGTCAAGCAACTGGCCGAAGAGCGCGAGATCCTGAAGCTCCACGGTGAACGCCTCGCAGGCAACGATGCCGCCGTCGCTCAGGCAGACGCGCTCTTGGCGAAGCAAAAGGAGCTTGCGGCGACCGTCGCGTCCACTGCCATCGCGCAGCGCGAGGCGGCTTTCGCGCAGGAGCATGGGCTCGATGCCACCGCACAGGCTGCGACGCGCGCGGCCGAGGAGTTGGATAAGGTCAAGCAGGTCCTGAGCGACCCGGTCGCGCTCGTGACTCCGAAGGATCTCGCCACGATGGACGACCTCATCGAGAAGTCGAATCGGCTCGGGTTGTCCCTACAAGACCTCGGCGTCCAGGCCGGCGTTTCGTTCGGTGAGTTCCAGGCTGCCGCCGACAAGTTGGCGCAGCGCCTCTCCGATCAGGAGATCGGCAAGAACATCGAAGAGATCGAGCGCAAGCTCCGCGCTGGAGTGAAGCTCACGCCGAGCGATCTCCAGGGGCTCGTCGAGATGCGCCAGTCTCTCGCGGTCGGATCGAAGCAGGCCGAGGCGCTCGAAAAGTCGATCAAGAAGGTAGCCGCTGCGGTTCGTTCCGTCTCAAGGATCGAACTGGTGCGGGAGGACGCGCTCCGTCTCGCGGATCAGCTTGCCCGGAAGGAGGAGGACAAGACACGCGCGGCGAAGGGGTATCGCAAGGAAGTCGAGGCCGCCACTATCGCGCTTCTCATCGCGGATGGCGTCCTGCCGTCAGTGGCGAAGGGGATGGTCGAATCGAGCGCGAAGGCTGAATCGTGGGAAAAGGGCGTGAACAGCGTGCTCGCCGGGCTCGGCGGAATGGTCGATCTGCTCCAGAACATCGGCGTGTCGGCCGACTCCGTTGCGGGCCAGTTCCTCGCGATGGGGCAGGCCGCGCTTCAGGCCGCCGAGTCTGGCAAGCAGGCCAAAGAGGCGATCAAGGACGGCAACAAGGCTCAGGCCGTGGCGGCCGGGGCCGGCACCGTCGGGAACATCCTCAAGGGCAGCAAGACCCAGAGTGGCGGCAAGGGCGCGCTCCAGGGCGCGGCGCAGGGTGCCGCGTTCGGCGCGGCGTTCGGCCCGTACGGCGCGGCCATCGGCGCGGTGGCAGGCGGGCTCATCGGCTTCTTCGGAGGCTCGAAGTTCCGCAAGATCGCCAAGGACGCCGGCAAGGTGCTGGGCAAGGGGCTCTCGGACGAGACTATCAGCAAGATCGAGGAGGACTCGAAGAAGCTCGGCATCACGATCCAGAAGGCGTCGCTGCTCAACATCTCGACTGCTATCGAGGACACCGGCAAGGCCGCGTCCACGTTCGGCCCGCAAGTGCAGGATCTCATCAAGGGGATCGCGGACAAGTCGATCCCGGCAGCGGAGGGGATTGCCGAGCTTGGCAAGGCGTTCGGTGCGGTGGCGGATGAGGCCCTGAAGGCCGGCAAGGTCGGCGACCGTGCGCTGGTCGGCATCATCAAGCAGGCTCGCGCGAGCGGAGTCGAGTCGCCCGAGATCAAGGCATTCGTGGGCGAGCAGTTGAACAAGGCCGTGGCCGGTTTCAACAAGTTCGCCGCGCTCTTCAAGACGATCACGAAGGAGGAGGTGGGCAAGCTCGGCAAGGAGGCCGACAAGGCGTTCGCCGGGCTGAGCGATGCGGCTGTCACGAAGCTCGCCGCAAACACCGGGGTCATTTTCGGGGCCGTCTTCAACTCGCTCGTCAGCGAGCAGGGCATCGTCGGCGCTGTCGATCAGATGAAGGAGTCGTTCGACACGTTGAGGGAGCGCC